TGATTTGTTTTTGAATTTCAACCACACCATTTCTCCATTCTAATGCTTCAGCAACTATTGGAAATTGTTCTATGAACACCGTTTTACAGGCATGTGCAATGTCCATGTGTTCCTTCTGAGTTCCATGAGCGGATCTCAAATCAATATAATGTATCCATGATCTGCAAGAACCTGTCATGTAGATCCTTGTGGGTGTGCATAGTGGTAAAACCATTCTGGCACATTCTTTTGCAACTCCCTCCTCCAACATCTGTTGATATAAGGCGGTTGCAGAGTCAAACAGGGTTTTCATTTGTAATTCTAACTTCTGTTTGACAAAAGCGTCAAGATCGTTTGTTGAATTTTGACGATTCTTTAGATCTTGTCTTCTAAGATCTGGGATAGGAATGACTCCTAATTGTGTACTATCAGCATAACGCTGAGAGAACTCTTGAAAGGTAAATGATCTATGACGTAGAATCTGTGCTGCAATAGCACGAGTCGTTTCAATTTCAAGAGTCATACTAGATTGTTCAAATACTGACCAGTGATTATGTTTGATACAGTATTTTAATAGTCCAGCAAACTTTTCATTGTCCTGATTCTTAGGATTAGAGACTCTGGCAATATGTGCCATAGTCTTCTCTGCGTCAGGTGTAATACTTAATAATTTTACGTCCATTACATCTCTTCTTGATCGGCATAGGTCACACGGTTTTCACCATTACTAACATAAGCAGTGGGATCAGAATAAACTTCTGCTTCCAACTCCTCAATAACAGTTTTCAAATTCTTAATGATAAGTTTCAAATGATTTTTATCCATGTCAAATAAAATAATTAAAGTTAATCACACACCTACGAAGTTCGTCAGTTGGAGAGCATCCAGCATGTAAGGTATTTGAATTAAATACTACCATACGATTGGCCACACTGTCAACCTTTGTACCATCTTCAAATCTGGTATAACCATCATTACTATTTACATAGTATATGGAAGTGATACAATCGTCAACATCTGTGTGTAGATCGTACTCCTGTCTCTCTGATGTTCTCATATTTAGATTAGCCTTTATTCTCACTATTGAGATGGGTTCCAACTCATTAATGATAGGCATGAGATTATAAAAGAACTGACTTCTAGGTTCAAACTGTGCATAAAAGACATGACACATCTGATAATACCCATCGTCAGGAGTGTTAACACCTTTTCCAAATTGCCATGTAAAAGAAGAATCCTCCATCAAAGCTTTGCGGAGGACTTCATAATCATCAGGTTTTAAGAAATCATCAATTACTTTCAGTTTCATATCCTTCTGCTTCTTTCATTAATTCTGACACAAACTTCTCTGTGCCATCCATAGTCTTGATCGCAAACAAATTAGATTTCATATATTTCTTTGTCTTCTTATACTTCTTGATGAGTTTCTTATACTCATCTAAATTCATGTTAACTTTTCCATCTTCAGCCATTTAAAATATCCCCCTCAAAGTCCATCATACCTAACAAAGTATCATATGGAATCCATGCAGGGTTCTCATCGCCGAATTGAACTTCAACCTCTTTGATGTTCTCTTGGTAAAATCTGCTGTAAACAGTTCTTACGTTTTTAATAACACTCATAGGATTAATCATTTTCTTTTTTGATTTGGTTTTTTAGATGAAGTTTTTTTCTTATCTGGGTTGAGCATGTCCTCATCCCATAGTTTAGGGGATATTCTACCATCAGATTGTTTCCAACCTTTTAGTCCTGTCTTGTACTTATCATAATAATGATCGAACATTTCTACTGCTTTTTGACACAAAGTAATGTCATAACAAGTCTTACCTTCCTTCTCATACTCAACAAGATATGCTGTGTATGGTAGTTTGGGATTCTTTGCTAATTTTGGATCGCAGTCTTCGTGAATGATTTTCAACTTCTGTTCCCCCAAGTAATTTCTGGATATGCTTCTGCCACTAATTCCTTAGTGATATTGTATTTTGTAGTTAGGAGTTTGTCCTTGACAAGAACAAGAATCTGTGCTTCTGGTTCTGGTAATGTCTGGAGAATATTAATGAATATACTCTCTCTTTTGATCTTATTCAAAGCATCATCACCACCTTTTACAAAGCGATAGAATTGCCTTGCAGAATTGCGAATAGTGGTTCTTTGTGGAATACCTTGTTCTCTATTCGCTTGAACATCACCCTCTACAGGTTGATATGGTACGTCTCCATCTGGCAACATAGAAACCACAGTTTCATCAAAGTTCCAAATCAGTACCATTTTGAGAGAATCATCTCCATGAGTGCGGAGAAGTTCGATCTTCTTAGCTTTTACTTTCTCAGAATCTACTGCTTCTAAGATCTCATGAACCATAGGATTTGGTGGCAGTGTTTTCTTTTTAACTGTCACTGTCCTTGGTTTTGTTGTTGTCTTACGAGTCGAAGGTTTTCTCCTAGTTGCGGATCTAGTCTTCGTCGTCTTCTTCGCTGTCGTCATTGTTTTCAAACCTCACGGCTACTATTTCATCAGGAATTAGATTCCCATTTTCATCATACATCTCAGGATGTGCGTATGCACTCTGATTCTGCATATTGACGTAATTGTTTTGTTGGGCTAACCAGCCAATTATACCACCTAATATCAAAAATGTAAAGCATAATATACTGAATATTACAAGAAGTGCTGATGATTCCATTGGATTCCTCCCAAGGTTAATTACTGGTTTTCTTTTTTATATCCAACGATAGTCTAAATTCTCTACCAAATAAGGAGAGTTTAATATCGAAGAACTTTGGTGTTTGTTTTGGTTTGGGTTGCCTCTCTCCTCTGAGTATAAGTTCTATGCCTTTATTTATGTCCATATCACTAGGTATCATTACTGTAAACCCTATGTTCTTTCAGATATTTTAAGGTTTCATTTGCATTACCTATATTCTTACCGTCCAGAACCACTTGTGGCATGGATAGAGTGTTAGGAAACTGACTTTCAAACTCCTTCACAGTGTAGTCTTTGTTTAGTTCCTTATAAACATAGTCTTGACCTAGCATTTCAAGTACAACTTTTACCTTGAAACACATGGGGCATTCATTTTTTCCATAAATTGTGAACATAATTAATACTCGATTACTTCTACTTTTCCCCAATCGTGCTCAAAAACACATATGGCACCGTGGGATTCTTCGTTAAAACATATTGTAAGGTATGCGGATAGTTTTCTACCATCTAAACCTCTGTTAATTTTGTCACCTACAAAAAGAACCCGACCTTCTATGTGATCGAGTCTTGCAATAGAACCCTTACGGATTGCTATAGTTTTCGCAGTATCTAAGAAAACTTTCTTCGATTCCTTTGGTATTGGTTTTACCTTGCGACACCCATAGGTGGCAGAATTCGTAGAGGTGACGGACATTTTCGAGAGTGTTGTATTGTTTTAAAGAAAGAAATGTTTGTTGGCGTAATACCATACGTTCATCGCGATACCTTAAGTCACTCATTTTCCTCTTCCTTTTCCATCCTATCAATAGCGGTAGTCATCTTATCAAATAAGGTCTCTGTTCCTTGAATGTTATCCAAGTGAGATATGATACCACCTAGTTCTCTTACCACATAGGGTTTCTCTACTCTTGCTGCAAACGCAAGTGCGTCACGAAGATGGATTTCTGCCTTCTTGAGACTTTCTAATGTTTGTTCTGATAGTGCCATTAGTCTTTCTTAATTGAGTTCCAATCGTCTTGGAATAACTGTAATCCCTTATCAGTTAAGATGTGATTATACATCTTATCAAATATAGAAGGGGGCATAGTTACTACGTCTGCACCTACTGAAAAACACTGTGCAACATCTTTTACATTCCTAAGAGACGCAGCAAGAACCTGAGTTCTTGACATATGTTCTTTATATAGATTTGCGATGTCTTTTACTAGTCCGATACCTTCAAATGAATTATCATCAACTCTTCCTACAAATGGTGAGATATATGTTGCACCCGCTTTTGCAGCAAGAACTGCCTGTGCAACTGAGAAACATAGAGTCACATTTACTGTGAATAGGTCACTTGTCAGTAACTTACATGCTTTTAGACCTTCTACTGTCAACGGCACTTTGATAGTCACATTCTTCATATCTTTAAATGCTTGTGCCTGTTCTACCATCTCCATGGCTTCTTCTGCAACTACCTCTGCCGAAATAGATTCCAAATAAGGGAACTCTCCCGATATTTTCTTAATTGTTTCTACAGGATCTCCACCACTCTTGAGTATTAATGATGGGTTAGTCGTCACACCGTCTAT